TGTTGGGTATGTTTATAGAAGTTAGATTGCTACCACTGAACGCACCACTTCCAATATTTGTAACACTATTAGGTATAATCAATGAGGTCAGACTACAACTGGCAAATGCACTCCCTCCAATAGTTGTAATTCTTTAATATTTTTTTGGAGTTTTGTTACTTTCTATGTACCTTTGCCCCCAGAATCAATAATAACAATAAAAATACTTATAGATTATGAAGGCAATACTATTAGTAAGGGTATCTACAGAAGCACAAGACTTCACGGAACAAGAGCGTGAAATCTACCAGATGGCTATAAAGGATGGCTATAAGCCTGAAGATATAATACCCATCTGTGAAAAGGAATCTGGTATTAAACTGGAAGAAGAAGATAGAGCTGGCCTTAACCAAATGAAGCAGTACATAGAATCTGGTATAGGTGTAGATTGTGTGTACTGTTGGGAAGTAAGCCGTATAGCCAGAAGAAAGAAGATTAACTTTAGCGTACTGGAATACCTTACTAAGCATAAGGTACAACTAATCATTAAGAATCCATCTATTAAACTGTTTAATGATGATGGTACTATCAATGAAGGTGCTGAAGTAGTATTTACGCTTTTCTCACAAATGGCAGAATCCGAAATGAGAACAAAGAAAGAACGCTTTAAGCGTAGTAAGGATGCCAGAAGGAAGCAGTCTTATTATACTGGTGGCTTCATCCTTTACGGATATACTGTAGATGAAGATAAGAAGCTAGTAGTAAAGGAAGATGAAGCAGATGTAGTGAAGATGCTTTATACTATGTATCTTTCTGGTAAGTATAGCTTCAGAAGCCTTACTAAAGAAATCCGTGAAATGGGTATCTTTACCGATAAGACCGTAAATGCCGCTGAAGTAGCCGTTAATCACATCCTTACTAATACTGCCTATGCTGGTGTACCGTCTGGTGATGGAAGTAGGATGAATCTGAAAACTGAAGGAAATGTGTACCCTGCCCTGGTCACTGTGGAAATGGTTGAAAAGTGCAAGGAAATAGCCCAGAAGAATATCATAGCCCCCAAAAAGAAGTATAGCACTTTCTACTTTGGTAAAGGTATCCTTAGATGCCCTAAGTGTGGTAAAGTGATGATGGCAGTGAAAAGCCGCAACTTCTACCACTGTACTAAGTGTGATAGTAACTTTGCTATAAATATCAATATGGTAGATTCTGCTTTGTGGCTTTGTGCTTCCCCTTTGTATGTAGATAAGATGGAACAAAAGAATGAAGGCCAAAAGGAATACTATGAAACCCAGATAGTACTTCTTAACCAGAAGATCGATGTGGCTAAGGCTGAAATAGCATCCATCCAGAAGCGAGCAGAAAAGATAGAGGAAAAAGCCTATGTGGAAGGTACTATGGATACTGCTAAGGCTGATAGGTTTATAGCCGAACTGAATAAGAAGATAGCTACCCAGAATAGTAATATAGACACCTTTAACAACCAGATAAGGGATTACGAAAACCTGCTTTTCCAGTATAAGGGGGAATATGATGGGGAATACATTGATAACATATCCGACATAACGGATGATAAGGTAAGATTTGATATTATACATCAAATGATTAGATGGGCTACTATTTCCAGAATTGAAGGTAATAAGATGCTTACCGTTATTACCATCTATGACTATATGGATAATAAGCATAAGTACCTTCTGGATTCCCGAAACCACAAAATCTACACGGACTTCACCCCAGAAGGTGTAGGACTGGTAGAAGCTGAAGGGGCTTACATCCAAAGATTCATAGCTACCTATCAAGCCCCAGACAGAAGGGAAGCATATTTGGCCTACCAGAAGCAGTATAGGGAAGCCCATAAGGATTCCGACAAAGCTAAGGCTAGCAATGCCGAAAGACAAAGGAAGTACCGTGAACGTAGAAAGGCAGAAGCACAGAATACACCTACTGAAGATTAAGTAGGTGTATTCCCCTTCTAATTAAAAAAGTATTTTGCAACCGATTAAAGAATAAGATTATGTGTGATTCCATCCAAAATCTAAGGGCTTTTAGCCAGAAGGTATATGATGTAGTAGAAGAATACCTTTGTGATAACCAGTACACCCTATCCGATGGTGAAGGGGTATATATAGACGGTAATAATGAAGTATCCATCATTCCAGAATCAGAAGCAGTAGATAAAGCTAACTACTATCCCATCCAAACACTAGTAAGGGATGGTGATAGTAGTACACTGGAAGCCGATGGTGATGCTATAGATGAAGTAGCTAGCCACTACTTCTTTGTTAGATAGTACCTATATATAATATGTATAGTAATCCAGTCCTGAAGGGCTGGATTTTTTAGTATATCATCTTTGATAAATCGGAAATATAGTTTTCCGTTCTTTCTATTTCATTATCTAAAATACTAATAACATTATCTATAGAAGCCAAAAAACTTTTTGTTCCTATATGAATTTTGTAACCACAATTATCAACACAGATAGACACTGTACCAATATATTTCATACCACTAACATCAAATTTAAGGCTACTATTATCTATCTTAATGTTAGTAATACCCCAAGATTGCATAGTAACTTCATCTTTTAGAAGTCTAACTAATAATGTTCTTAATTCTTTTTCCATTTTGAAAGTATTATATATGATATAATTTTGCTACAAAATTACTAAATTTAATAATCACAACAAAATGTATATCTATATTTAATATATTTTTAGCCAAAAATTGCTGAATTTAGTAAATAAATGAGTACTTTTGTCGCTCAAACATATTTCAAAATGGATTTAAGATTAAAAGAAATTTTAGCCCAAAGGGGTATTACACTTAAAGATTTTGCTAGTACTTCTGGCATTAGCCAGTCTAATCTTAGCAATTATCTTAATGGCAATATATCCCCCACACTTGATACCTTAAAGAAAATTGCTACACATCTAAATATAGATGTGGTAGAACTATTTAAGGAGAAAGATGATGTAGAATTATATGCTAAATATGATGGAATACTATACCCCATTAGCAAAGAAGATATTATCGGTATAATAAATAAGAAGAAATTATGATGAACTTACTATTATTACAAAGCCTACTACAGAGAGAGAACATAAAGGTATTTTCTATTATTGAAAATAATAAGGCTAGTGAAGTATATGTTAAAACCACCTTCATCCAAGATGATGGATTTAAGTGGGATACTTATGTACCGTTTGTAGATAGAAGAGCTGGCTTAGATATTAAAACAGAAGAAGAATTAGCAGAATATCTTAAATCTCTAAAGCAGTATTTTACACCATCTGCTATGGAGAAATGGAAAAAAGAAGAATTACAACGTGGTTTAATTGGTGGTGATGTAACACCTATTTTCTTTGATGTATTATTATCTTTCAAAGAAGAATTTGAAAATTTCCCGATGAATCCAAATTCTGCACGAAGGATACAAGACATTAAAGATGCTGGTTATACTATAGCTTCAATACCTAGACCCAGAGGGCTAAAGGGATACAACCGTATATTACTACCTATTCCACTTCACGCAGAAATGGGATATGAAACCTTTACACCTCAGTTTAAGGCTAGAGTAATCAGACTTCTTAGAGAAAGAAATGCTTTTGAAGCCAGAGTAACTGCAAAGAAGGCTTTAATACCCGACCATAAGTTTTCTGAAGTTAGATGGGATGAAGAAACTAAGGCAGAAAATTCTATGGATATGACCGATGCTGAAATCATCCAAAAATTCCAGTTACTAGATAATCAACGGAATCAACAAAAGCGAGAAATCTGTAGAAGATGTTATCAAGAAAAGATTAGGGGTACTATTTATGGCATAAATTACTTCTACAAAGGTACTGAACGGTGGGATCCTGCTATACCAGAAAAAGGTAAGGCCGCAGAAAAAGGATGTGAGGGATGTGCCTGGTATGATATTGAGAAGTGGAGAACTATGCTTAATAATGAATTAAACAAAAAGTAATGAGTATAAGAACTTTTGGAAGTTTATGCTCTGGTATTGAAGCTGCCAGTTATGTATTTGAGCCATTAGGGATACAACCCTTATGGCTTTCGGAAATAGCGGATTTTCAATCTAGATTCTTAGCGGAAAAATACCCCGATGTACCAAACTTAGGGGATATGAACGATATACCGCAAATGATAGATAATGGTGAAGTAGAAGCCCCAGATATGTTATGTGGTGGTACACCTTGCCAAGCTTTTTCTTTAGCTGGTTGGCGGAATGGTATAAATGATGATAGAGGCCAATTAACATTAAAGTATATTGATATTGTTAATTCTATTGATGCTAAAAGACTAGCTAACGGCCAAAATAGAACTGTATTTTTCTGGGAAAATGTAGAAGGGGCATTAACGGACAAAACTAATGCCTTTGGATGTTTTCTGGCTGGTTTAATTGGCTTAGAAGAACCCATCATTTCACCTTTAGGAAAGATTAAGAAGACCAAAAGTAAGGAAGGTGAAGAATCTGCCATATACCCTAAATGGCCTAATGCTGGTGTAGTGTATGGTAAAGAAAGAAATATAGCGTGGAGAATACTAGATGCTAAGTATTTTGGACTTCCGCAACAAAGAAGGCGTATTTATGTTCTAGGTGGTGGTAAGGATTTTCAACCTGAAAAGGTGCTATTTGAGGAAGGTAGCTTAGTAGCAGATCCATTCAAACCACAACCAAAGAAAGCACAACCTTCATTATTTGATGAGCCTGAAGATACAACGGATACAACTTTTGAACTGACTAAAATAGTGAATGGCCATAAGGTAGAAGCATTTAGGAGTTATTCAGATTGTCTTTATGCCGCTTATGGTACTAAATGGAATGGTAATGCTGCCGCTTTTAACGGCTCACTGTACTTTGCACAAGATGGGAGGTTAAGAAGGTTAGACCCCCTAGAGTGTGAAAGGCTTATGGGATTCCCTGATAACTACACCCTATTAGACAAATGTAAAGATACCCAAAGATACCAAGCTGTAGGCAATTCGTGGGCTGTACCAGTGATTAAATGGATAGCAGAAAGATTAAAAGACATTCCACAAAGTACTATATCTTTTCATAACCCTACATTAAAAATAGAAGGTGCTTCTATCTTTCTACTAGATGATTTCAACCGCCATATAGGAGGTCGATATATCAATGCTTCTAAAATGCCTTATGATTATCGTCTAGCAAATATGGTAGATATTGTAGATACGGACTGCCCAGAAAAATTCTATATAACAGACAAAGGATGTACTGGCATATTAAGAAGGAAGTACGAGCATAATGCTGGTATGAATACTAGATTAGAAGCAGTACTTAAAGACTGTTCCGACAAGGAAGAATTAAAAAGACTGGGGATAGATATTTAGTGTTATGGATGCTATAAGTATTATCAAAAGAAGAAATGATTTCTTTGCACAGTTGAATTTGTCAGAAGCTACAACCCGTAACTATAGACTGGCATTAAATAGCAGTTTTCTAAAAGAAATGCTATTAAAAGAATGTGGTGGCAAACAACTATTTGAAATCACTGATTTAGAAGAATTGTGGAAGCTATATTCTAAGATAAATCTTCATCCCAAAAACATTAGTAATCATCGATCCTGTTCGGCTGCCGTTATGAAATATATTAAATTTCTAAATGGTGGTAAAAAATATGGGAGAAGAATAGATTATAACAAATCAAGACCTAGGAAATGAAACTGGCCATAATAGGTAGTAGAACCTGCCCCCCAGTAGATATAGAAGCATATCTAAAATACATTCCAGATACTATAGTTTCTGGGGGTGCTAAGGGTGCTGATACCTATGCTAGAGAATTTGCAAAGAAGAAAGGGCTTAAACTAATAGAATACTTCCCTAACTATGATAAGTATGGGAAGGGTGCGCCACTAGAAAGGAATAAGCTAATAGTAGATGAATGTGATTGTGTACTAGCTTTCTGGGATGGTACTAGTAGGGGTACAAAGTTTACCTTAGACTATGCCAAAGAAAAGAATAAACCAATAAAGATAATCCAGATATGAACGCTATAGAAAGTATCACAGAAAGAATAAAACAGTTTAACGCTGAAAGGGATTGGGAGCAATTCCATAACCCTAAAGATTTGGCTATATCCATAAGTGTAGAAGCCAATGAACTACTAGAGTGCTTTTTGTGGAAGAATCCAGATGAAGCCGATAAAAGCAAAATCAAAGAAGAATTAGCGGATGTACTTATCTTAGCCTTCCAGATGGCTTATAGATGTGGACTGGATATAGAAGAAATAATGAATGACAAAATAGCATTAAATGCCAAGAAATACCCAGTAGAAAAGGCAAAAGGTAAGGCTACTAAGTACGATAAACTATAAAGGATATGAAGAAAGCATTATTATTACTGGCTATGGTATGCCTTCCTTTGTTTGTATCTGCACAAACAACGGAAAAACAGTACCACATCTATAATATCATTACCTTTTCTGGAAGTCTGAAGAATGAAGGATTTAAGGTAAATCTAGATGATGGTAAGACAATAGAGAAGCTGAAGGATAGCAATGGTAAAACGATAAAGTTTAATACCCCTGCTGCTGCCCTTATGTATATGTATTCTTTAGGATGGGAATTATATGTAAATGGTGCTACTTCTGAAGGTGCTATGGCCGCTGGCTATGGTGCTAGTGAAACTACATCTTACTGGATAATGCGAAAGCCCTGTACTAAGGAAGAATTTGAAAAAGCCGTAGAAGATGGTATAAGTAAGTAACTATCTGGCATTATGAAGAAACGCTTTACATATAAAGATTTAGCGGATAGCAGTAACTACTACTATCCTATCTTTGAAGCTATCTTCTATGCTAATTGTAAGTACTATAAAACAAGCGAACAAACCACCCCATTAAATACAGAGAATCCTAGATGTACTATCCAGAATCTTCTTAATACTGGTGATGATGATTTATTTAATATCTTTGATACACTTAACATCTATAACAGATGTTTCATAGACTTATTAAATAAAGCTGAAGCACTGGTAGCCCTTCCACTAATAAGGCTACAACTGGAAAACCTAACTGCTATTTATGCGGAAACACTACACCCTTTCCAGATACTACATAGGCTATATGATGGTGGTAAGAATCTGGGAAAGGTTGTAATAGATGGAAGCTATATAGTACCATCTGAACTTAGGAAAGAACTGGATGCAAAGTATGGTAGTACCATAGGTGAACTATATAAGAAGTATTCTGGCTTTATACATCCATCAAAATCCCAAAAAGATGTAGAACTGGGTAGCTACTATAGCTATAAAAAAGATATGTATATAGCCAGTAAGAAAGATGTACGGGTGTACGCTAAGGATATGGTTTATGTAAACCAGATAATAGGTAATGTGCTACTGGCACATCTGGAAGATATTAACTCTAAAATTATGTAATTATGTACTGTAAACATTGTGGTAAGGAAATAGATGATAATTCTAAGTTTTGCCAGTATTGCGGCAAATCTTTGGAAAGCAATACTATTAACTATTTTGAATCTATCAAAACTTTCATTTCATCCAATAAGAAAACAGTAAAAATAGTTATAGGAATACTTATTTGTATAGCTATAGGATGGATATGGTACATTAACACCCCAAGTTATAAGATTGTCGGTGAATGGCAAAGAGAAATTCGGGTAGGTACAGAAATAGAAATCTATAATTCGGATGGTACTTTTGAACACAAAACCCTATCCCCTGGTTTTGGTGATACTAGTACTAAAGGTGAATGGTCTATATCTGGAAGTATCCTAACTACATCTTTTTGGTGGGAAGGGAAAAAATGGTTTGATAAATACGAAATTATCAAACTTAATTCAGATGAGTTTGTGTTTAAGCACGAAAAAGAAAGCAGAGAAAGACATTTCAAAAGAACCAAATAATTATCAATATGAAAAAGGTATTATTACTTCTGGCTATATGTACTTTAGCCGCCTGCAACAATGTGAATAAGGAAGAACTGAAAAAAGAAATCATTAACGAATTGAAATCTTCCAACACACAACCTTCAGTAAAAAAAGGTGACGGTAGTAACTTTTATGCTGAACCAATGTTCCTAGGTGGTTCTAATGTAAATGATTATTGCTTACAACATTCTACAATTAACTGCCCTGCTATAAGAAATGGGGTACAAAGAAATGTATATAAACTCAATGGTTATAATAATACCTTTTGTAATGTTTGTATGTCAGATGATTTGATTACCCATTTTAATAATCGTTATTTCCCAAACGGATATAATAAAAATTAGCTTCTAGAAAATATATCGTTATGGAAGATTCAAAGATAGTACTGGAAGATGGATTACTACAACCCATCCCAGAAGATGTAGAAGCTGAATTAGATAAGATTCTGGATGCAGAAGATATAGATTAGTATGGCATATACCCCATTATATCAGAAGTATTTTACACCATTAAGCCAGAAGCCGTATAAACTTCTGAAGGAAGAAAGCATTAAATACAAATGCTTTCTAAAGGCTATTGGGGAATATACCATTAACATAGATAGCGGCTTTGATGCCTTATACATCAAAAGGGAAGATGTTTGTGCTATCCATCTTCTTAGGATGCTTATAGATGCTGCTATCAAAACCTATGGAATCCTTCTGGCAAAGAATCCAGATAAGTACATTAACGACTACTTAAAAGGTAGCCATAACTGGGATTACGCTTCTAGAAGTACTAATAAGTTTGATGGTAAATCTTTACTGGATGGGAATATCTTAGAATATATGGAAAAGGATTACCCATCTATTAGGGAATACTATGAAGATGCTAACAGATACATCCATCCATCTAATTTCTACTGTAGCGGAATAGAACTGGATAAGGAAACTGAAGAATGGCTATGGGATAGCCGTGAAAAAGGTTTGGTAGGTACTTTCCATAATCTAAACCAATGGAAAGAAAGGAAGTGGGTGTATAATGTAATGGGTATTATCAATGAAGTAATACTGGATGTAATGGATAAGGTGGTAGCAATGGTAGAACCACCTATAGTACTTCCAAACATTATAGATTTATCTACTGGTCAGATAGTACCAAATCCAGATTATAAGGAAAAAAGTAATAATTAAATGTATTGTTATATGAGGCGGATAGTATCTTTTATTTATTTCTTTGTGATTAGCATTACTATTTTAGCACAAAGCCAATATGATTATATGGATGATGATGCTGTGGCTGGTGGTACTGATAGGGTGTTAAATGCTTTTATTATATTATTTCTTATAGTAATTGCATTTGTTGTTATTGCTTTTATCTTTGGTGGTATAGCAAAGATAAAGTACGAACTTAGCCCACAGAAAGAAATAGATAGACAGAAGAAAGAAAAGGAAGAAAGAGAGAAACAAGAAAGAATAAAAAAAGCAGAAGAACACCGAAAAGCCCTCCTAGCTTTACCTGAAAAATCGGTTCGGTTAGTTATACAAGGAAGACCCCAAATAGTAGAGTTAGCAAGGCTTGGTAATAGGATTAACACAGAAATGTTAGCTATTTGTATGTGGACGATAGATGATATTATATGGGAAGGTACACATATTACAGACGAAGTAGGTAGCATAGATAAATCTATTGACTTTATATATGGTGATTTTTATAAATCCAAATGGCAAAATTTACCTATGTGCGAATTGATAGTAAGTAAACACTGTGTAGATTTGGCTCAAAAATCCAGTGAACTTCCATTTGGAATATGTTTTACTATTAGAGGTGACTTTGATCCCCACAAACTCCAAATCATACATCATAAACACGAAGGATTAAGACACCATAATGTTAGCCGAGATATAAAATGTTTAGAGTTCTTGTTATATGATGGTGATATTATCCAAACACATTTAGCTATTGGTAATCCTTTGTGCTTTCCTTATGAAGGATATAATAGTTATCCGAATCTAAATGACCGTAGAAATCCCACTTACCTAAAATGGTAAATGGGATTTTCATACTTTATGCCACTTCCCATCCAGTAGATCATACCTAATAGCCTTATCAGTTGGTACTAATACCACTTTCTTCCATCTATACCCATTATCTTCTACTGTAGTACATTTGCAGTACTTCTATGTATTAGTACCATACTTCTTAATAATACCCATCTGGAAAACATACATACTGGTATCATAGAAGCATACATATATAGCACCATCTAAGCCCTAATCTTTCTACTTCTACTATAGTGCTTCTAGTTTATCGGATTCTATCATATAATCTGGATAGTAGCTATATCTTACTTTGATTTCTGCTACTACTTTCCTTCCATCCTTTAACTGGAAGTAATAATCTACCCTATCATAACTATCTTCTGTAGGCTATCCAGTAGCCCCTATCTAATCTAAGAAGGATTTGAAAAGTAGCCTTCCTTTATTTTCTGCTTTCTAAAATTCATTCATAATGTAATTAAGATTAAACCGTTAATTCTTCCATCTTCTGTAGGGATTTTGCAAGCCCTGGTACTATATCCATATCTGGTAATATCTGTAGCCGTAGCTACTGCTTTGATGCCGTAGTTATCATATAGCATCTATATCACTTTCTTTAATTCCTTATTAGATACCCGACACCCAGAAGGGTATCTGTTATGTAATTCTGCTTCTATCATAGTATTATATAAAATGGCTTTTCATCTGGCTTTACTGGTTTTTCTTCTTTATCTAAATACTGACACTGATAGAATAATCCGCTACTACTTTTGGTAAGCTGGCCTATACCTATAAATTTCTTTAGGTACTTACTGGCAGTTTGCCTACAGATACCTATTCTATCTGCTATATCTTCTATCTTTGATTCACCTATTACATTCATATTAGGAAGTGCTATAAGCTGAAGATAGATTAGTATTCCCCTTTCCTTTGGTGGTAGTGCCTGATTAAGCAAAGATGGCTTTAGCTTTAAGTAACCATTACCATCATTCAGTAAAGGTAGTGTGTATTCATTATACACATAATCTTTGTATTTGTCGGATGGAATCTGTTTGTAGTTTATGTAGCCAGATTCCTTTAACCGTTTAATAGCATCTTCCACTTTACTTAGTGGTATATTGTACTTTTCCGCTATAGTACGCTGGCCTATTCTGGATGTATGGGTACTGCTATCCTTCTGGTAGTCTATAGCTGCATATACCAATACATCTACAAACTTTGTACCCTTATCCAATTCCAGAAACTTTCTGGGTATTTGTATCCACTGTGTTCCCATTAGTAGCAAATGTAGAATCATTGATAAATATAAAATCTGAAGTGTGTTTTACTAATCTGTTGTATAGCCCTGAGCCAAAGTGCTTTCTGGCTTCCAGTCTATTCTTAAATACCATCTGTGTAGGCTTATAAATAATCATATACCATCATTTTTACGTTATTTTGTTAGGTGTGCTTATCTGATTCCGAAATAAAACGATCTAAGGGCTGATTTGATGCCGATGTTAAATTTTGGGTACATATCCAGACTTATATATTATATAAAAAAAAGACTGTATGGATAAGTACCCATTTTTTAACATTGATACTAGAAACACCCCAGAAGTTAGTATTTTCCCCTTCCAGTTTAATTAGACAGTGAGAAACTAAAGAAAAGGTGGCTTTTACCACCTTCATCTTTCCGAGATATGAAAATAGCTTCAAAAACGGTGTTTCTGGCCGTTTTTCTTCAAGTCCTTTCCCAGACTTAACTTCTATACAAAGATACCACTTTTCCCCGACGAATCAAAATAAAATTTTCGGAAACTGAAAATAGCGCACGGAGCGACCCCTGTGGTGCTTTTTTTCTATCTGGCGGTGGTACTATTAGTGTTTCTGGGGATAGTACTGGTAGCCGCCCCCAGAAGCATTAGTATAGGCTTCAGACACTAGTAGTACCCGAACTGTGTAGGATACCGTGACACCGTTTGCATACTGATAGAAGGTTACTGAAATCATAAGCCTTCTAGTATCTTTTCAAACCATCATAATTAAGGAAGCTATCTTTATGGTGTATATCTTCTGCTGGGGTAATCCTTCCTTCAGATAAGCATACTTCACAAAGTGGCTACTACTGTAGTTTGGCCTTCCTTAGCTTCTACCATTCGGTGCTTTGGTATATCTTCTATCTATCTTCCCTTTTGATTCTTCTAGTGGGATTCTTCTTAGGCTTCTTTAGGTATGGCATAGATCAGTACGTTACACTTAGCTTATTAAGGGTATCACAGAAATCCAGTACCCATCCATCATCTTTGTATCTTTCCATCTGCTTTAGTAGTGCTTCCACATCTGCTAGCACTTCATTACATTTCTTCTTTAAGTATTCTTCCATCATTATTCAATTAGTACCCCCATTCCGATTCAAACGGAAACCCAGAAGGCTAGAATTTCTTATGCTATCTTTACACCATAGGGGAATATAACGCTTTTAACCTATCTACTATACTGGTATCTACTACTGGCTTACTTTCTGGGATGAAGTCTGGAATGGTAAGCCTATCTTCATCTATCTAATAGAAGTGGCTACATCTATCATCCCGATAATAAGCACCCTTTAGCTAGCGGAATAGCCATTTATACTATTCCACAAAGTCCTTATCTGGATTGTACTTATAGGTAATCTTTAAGTAGGTATCATTAAATATATCTTCATCTGCTTTACTGGCTACTAATGCCTAGTAAAGCTACTAGTAGTGCTATTCCATCAAACTATTAACTTCCAGATTAAAGGAAGCCTTCTGGATATTGCACTACATCCTTTTATACTTATCCCAGTTATTCATATCCCTTAGAAATTTCGTATTTATTGATAAAATCTTCCAGTAAAAATCTGATTAGCTATGATTTGGTAATCTACATTTCACTACAGATATTTTCCATTTCAAAGTACTATCTGGGTGTGGGCCTGAAGCCGATGATTTTTGATTTATTAGTATCCTTCATAGTTTCACTTTTATTTCTACTAATATACACATAATTTTTGAAAAATCAAAATCAATTTTTCGGGCTACCCAGATGTTAAACAAAAGTTTGTATATGGATGTAATCAGATTCATTATAATAACAAAAAAACGTATTTACTATGAAAGATTTTATTATTTCGGACAAACTGGCACCTGAAGCATAGGAATACATAAAGGATGTACTACAGATGCTAGAGGAAAAGGGTATCATAGAAGATGTAGATGATGCCGCTATTTAGATGTTGGCTTATAACTACAGTACGTTTATCAAAGCCAATAAGATTATAGAAGATGAAGGCTTAACCGTTACCAGTGATAGGGGTAATGTATCCGAGCACCCTGCAGTTAAGATAGCTAGGGATGCACAAACGTAGGCACTAAAGGTAATGGCAGAATTTGGATTAACCGCTAAAGCCAGATGTAAGCTGCCTAAACTTAATGCTTCTGAAGCAGATGATTCCCCTTTGGAAACATTCATTAAAAGCAAAAAGAAGTAATGAAGGTACTTAGTTTGTGTGATGGTATGAGCTGTGGAAGGATAGCACTGGAAAGAAGCGGATTCCCAGTGGAAGAATACTATGCTTCAGAAATAAAAGATATAGCCATAAAGGTAACTATGGATAACTACCCAGACACCATCCAGATAGGGGATGTAAGAAAGGTACACTATGAAGATGGGATACTACACACAGAAAAGGGGGATTTTACTGTAGGTAAGATAGACCTGGTAATGTTTGGTAGCCCCTGCTAGACTTTCAGTGTAGCTATCCCTACTGAACACAGAATAGGCTTTGATAATGCGGAAAAATCTGGGCTATTCTTCGACTGCTACAGAATCCTTTAGGAAGTGAAGCCAAAGTACTTCCTTATGGAAAATGTACGAAGTATGAAGGATGCCGACCGTGATGTGATAAGTAAGTATCTGGGGGTATAGCCCATAATGATAGATTCCGCTTTGGTGGCTCCTGCTATGCGGAAACGCTACTACTGGACTAATATAGCGGATGTAGTACCACCAAAGAAGAAAGATGTACCGTTTCAAAGCATATTAGATGATGGCTATACTGAAAGGTAGAAAGCCAGATGTTTAGCCGTTATAGACAGTAGGCCAAACACTACCCCAGTTAAGATGTTCCACCGTTTCTATTCGTCTGGATTTACCACACTAATCTTCAAATCCAGATAGCACTATCTGGACTGTTGCGACTACTATAATACCCATTATAAAGGGCTAGCCGCTGTGGATATTCCAGTAGGTGAAACGGATGTATTTGATGGGGTACGCTATATGAATAAAGCGGAAATGGAAAGATGCCAGACAGTACCAGAAGGATACACAAAGTGCCTTACTAGAAATGAAGCTGCTGATGTGTTAGGTGATGGATGGACTGTAGATGTAATAGCACACATTTTATCATTCATTCCAGATGGCAAAGATTAAGAAGAATCCCATAGTAGATGATGGTGGGAATATCATAGGATACGAAGCCCCAGAAAAGGGAATCAGAATAGTAGTGTGTAGTAAGAAGGAAGCCGACCCTATAATCATTCAGAATCACTATAGCCATAAGGTTACTAAGAATAGCTTTCTTAGCTTTCTGGTTTACCACTATGGGAAGGTATCTGGGGCTTTGTAGATTGGATATGGTACTAACCCCAGAAAGAAAGGTACATATAATCCAGATGAAACAAGGGAATTTGATAGGATGTGGCTTAGTGATGATATGCCTAAGTTTAGTGAAACCATTACGCTTTCACTGCTTCATCATTATCTAAGGAAGGTACACCCAGAGATAAAGCACCTTATTAGCTATGCAGATAACAGTAGTGATGTAGGTAATGAAGGTACTATATACAAAGCTGCTAACTACAAACAGATAGATAAAATCAAATCGGATTTCTACATACTGGAATCTGGGGAAAGGGTACACCCTATCACTATGTGGCATAGGCACGGAACTAGAAGATGGGCTTTCCTTCAGTAGTAGTATCCGAACATTAGGAAGGCCGATGGCTTCCAGATAAAATATGTATTTGATTTATGAAGCCTTATTATAGATATGCAGAAGATGTAAGCAAAGGTAAGGTAATAGTAGGCGAAAACATAAAACTAGCTATCCAGAGATTCCAGAAGGATTTACTTAGGGATGATTTGGAATTTAGGGAAGATGTGGTAGATAGTGCCATAGACTTCATTAGTACCCTTAAACATTTTACTGGTAAATCATCTGGAAAGAATTTTATTCTGGAAGATTGGTAGGCTTTTATAGTAGCCAATATAGTAGGATGGTACTGGAAAGGTACTGATAACAGAAGATTCAGTAGTAGCTATATAGAAATCAGTAGAAAGTAGGGAAAGACTGCTTTAGCCGCTGCTTTGTGTATCTACTTCCTTATAGCAGATGGTGAAGATGGTGCTGAAGTGGATTTAGCCGCTAATAGTAAGGATTAGGCAAAGATAGCCTTTTCCTTCTGTAGCACATTCACTAAGTAGCTAGACCCGAAAGCAAAGTATCTGAAGGCTTATAGGGATTCTATCTTACTGGATATGAATAACAGTAAGCTAAGAGTATTTGCCGCTGATGATAGTAAACTGGATGGCTTTAATGCTTCCTTTGGACTGATCGACGAATACCACAGTGCAAAGAATAGCAAAGTAAGGGATGTTATTAAATCATCTATGGGAATGAGAACTAACCCCCATCTATGTACTATCACTACTGCTGGCTTTGACAAAACGCTCCCCTGTTACAAGCTAAGAAGCACGGCCATAGACATACTTAACGGACTGAAGGAAGATGATAGTATGTTTATAGCTATCTACTGCTTAGATGATGAAGATGATTGGACTTTGGAAAAGAACTGGGTGAAGTGTGCGCCAAATCTGGATATTACCGTAACCAGAAAGTACATTAGGGAATAGGTGCAAAGTGCCATTAACAACCCTTCAGAGGAAGTAGGTGTAAAGACTAAAACACTAAATCTTTGGTGTGATACTGCTTAGGTATGGCTACCAGAAAACTACATAGTGAAAGCCAGTAAGGATGTGGACTGGGAACAGTTTAGGGATATGCCCTGTTATGTGGGTGTGGACTTAGCCGCCACATCTGACTTAACGGCTGTTAGCTATATGGTAGTGAAGGATGATAAGTACTACTTCAGAACTGATTACTATTTACCAGAAGCCGCTTTGAGGGAAAAGCCAGATAGGGAATTATACAAGTATTGGAAACAGTAGGGATTACTAAAGATTACTGAAGGTAATGTAACCGATTACGACTACATTACTAATGATATGATACACTACAGTAACATAGTAAGTATCCAAAAGGTAGGCTATGATAAGTACAATAGTACCCAGTGGGCTATCAGTGCTACAGATTTGGGATTACCCTTAGAGGAATATCCCCAGACACTAGGAAACTTCAATAAGCCTACTAGAGAAATGGAAAGGCTATTACTATCTGGGAAAGCCGTAGTAGATAATAATGAAATTACCAGATGGTGCTTTAAGAATGTAACCCTAAAATCGGACTATAACGGAAATGTGAAGCCAAACAAATCCATCAAAGCAAAGAAGATAGATGGGGCTATCAGTATGATATAGGCTTTAGGGATGTATCTGGATACACCCCATTTCACTAACGAAATTATTACGATATGAATTTATTTAAGAGAAAGAAAAAACAAGAAACCGTAGAAGAAAGAAGCAGTACCTTTGATTATTTGATGTATAATAGTGGTGCTTCCTATTCTACTAGTAAGGCCCTGCTTTTAAGTACTGTTTATCGGTGTGTGGAAGTTATATCTGATTCAGTGGCATAGCTACCCTTAGAACCTTATAGACTGGATACCAATGGGTACAAAGTTAAGTTTACTACCCATCCTACCTATAGGCTTCTGAATAGCGAGCCTAATAGCCGAATGACCAGATTTACTTTCATAAAGACGCTGGTAGTAAGTACCCTTCTTAAAGGTAATGGCTTTGCTTACATAGAAAGAGATAACGAAGGTAATGCTACTGCTTTGCACTACATCCCATCCGAATTAGTAACCATCATACAACCTAAGACACTGGGGGATAATATAGCCTATAGTGTTACTGGGCTAAGTAATGTTATTGAATCCTGCAATATGATTCATATACTTAACTTTAGCTATGATGGTATTACTGGTATCAGTACCCTTTCACACGCTAAGAACACTTTAGGCTTATCCGCTGATAGTGAAGCACACGCTAGCGGATTCTTCAAAGGGGGTGCTAATCTGGCTGGTATCCTGACGGTGCAAAGTACCTTAACCACTAAGCAGAAACAAGATTTGAAATCCAGTTGGCAGACTGCTTTTAGCCCTTCCACTGGATAGCCTAACGGTGTAGCAGTACTGGAAGGTAATATGGAATTTAAGCCTATTACCGTTAATCCTTCAGATGCACAATTATTAGAAACCAGATAGTTTAATGTTATCGACATTTGCAGATTCTTTGGTGTATCCCCAGTGAAGGCTTTTGATCTGACCCATTCAAGCTACAGTACTGTAGAAGCCACTAACCTTTCTTTCCTCACGGATACACTATCACCATTACTGGAGAAACTGGAATTAGAATTTGAAAGGAAGCTATACAAACCATCCGAAAAGGATACTATAGATGTACGCTTTGACACATCCAGACTTCTAAGAGCTGATAAGCAGAGTTTAGCCACATACTACAGTACACTTTTTAATATCGGTGTGGTTAGTTGTAACGAGATTAGAAAGGAAATAGATTTACCCTATATAGAAGGTGGTGATTCCCATTTTGTATAGGTGAATTTGATGGAAGTAAATAAGGCCGCTTAGAATACACCATCTGATAACAGAATCCAGAATGAAGATGTTAAACAATAATTTGTAATAGTATGAAAGAAAGAAGAATGTTTGAAGAAAACATTACCACATAGCCAGATTCCAGACTGGTAGAAGGCTATGCTGTAGTGTTTAATAGTGAATCCAGAGATTTAGGGGGATTTACTGAAGTAATAGAACCTACTGCTTTGGATGGTGTAGTACCCAAATCTGATATACTTTGTTTGCTGAATCATAATGAAGATAAAGGGGTACTAGCCAGAAGCAATAAGGGTACTGGAAGCCTTACATTAGTAGTAGATGATATAGGGCTTAGATATAGCTTTGAAGCACCTAATACTAATCTGGGTGATGAACTGTTAGAAGGAATCCGTAGGGGTGATATATCCGCTTCCAGTTTTGCCTTTAAGGTTGGTGAAGATAGATGGACTAAAAGAAATGATGGCACTTATCTAAGAACTATTAGCATCATAAATGAAATGTTTGATGTATCACCTGTGTATAGGGCTGCTTATGATGCTACTACTGTTAGTGTAGATACTAGGGGATTGGATGAAGCCAAAGCCAGAGATAAGAAGGAAATGGAAGATTATTACAAAGAATTAAGGAAGGGATTAGAATGAAGTGCTTTTACTGTGATACGGAATTAGTCTGGCAGAGTGAAGCCGATAATGAAGATGGTGGTATCACATCATTCTACATCTGCCCTAAATGTAATGCCGAATACGAAGTAAATAAAGAACTATGAATAGTGTAGAACTGATAGACAAGCGTAACCAGTTAAAGATACAAGCAGAAGCCATAGTATCCAATGCAGAAAAGGAATGTAGAAAACTGGATACAGATGAAACAGAAAAGTACAATGGCCTGAAGAAACAAATGGAAGAAATAGATAATGAGATTAGAACACTTAACGAGAAACTAAACAAACAAACGAATAAAAGAAGTATGGAGAAGTTTTCACTTTTGAAGGCTATTAGTGATGTAGCCAACAACCGCCAATTAGATGAGCGTAGTCAAGAAATGGTAAATGAAGGTATTTCTGAAATGCGTAAAGCTGGCTTATCTTATAGTGGCCAGATCGTACTTCCAGTAGAGGAAAGAAGTACCGTACAAGCTACCGTAGCCACTGCTGGCTAGGAAATCGTAGCAGAAGATAAACTGAACATCTTAGAACCCCTTAGAGCAAACCTGGTGATGGTAGAAGCCGGTGCTAACTATATGACTGGATTAGTGGGTAACGTATCTATTCCGGCTTACAGTGGAAGTAATGTGGGATGGGCTGGCGAAATTGCCGCTGCTAGTGATGGTGCTGGTACTTTCAGTGAAGTAACCTTAGAACCTAAAAGAATCACTGCCTATCTGGATGTATCTAAGCAATTCCTTTTACAAGATTCTGTTAGTGCTGAAGCACTTTTAAGAAATGACATAGTTAAGGCCATTTCCAATAAGTTAGAAGCTACTATCTTAGGTGATGGCGCTGGTAGTACCACACAACCTAAGGGATTATTTAACGGTGCTTCAGAGATTGAAGATACATCCTATGCCACTATGGTAGGACTTATCCAGACCTTAGAGGAAGCTAATGTTAGCGGTGATATTAAGTATATCGTATCCCCTGCTATCAAAGCCAAACTTAAAACTACTTCAAAGGATTCTGGTAGTGGCTTATTCGTGATGGAAGGAAATGAAGTAGATGGTATCCCAGTACTTACTACTTCCGCTTGCGAAGGTATCGTAGTAGGTAACTTTGAAGATTATGTTATCGGCCAATGGGGTGGTATTGACTTAACCATCGACCCTTATTCACAAGCTACCAACGGTAAAGTAAGATTAGTGGTTAATGCCTACTTTGATGCAAAGCCCAGACGAGCAGAAGCATTTGTGGCTAAAACACTTTCAGAAGATTAAGCTGTTATTATAATGGATTGAAGCTATGTTTACGACATTAGAGAAAGCAAAGAAACATCTTAATATAGATGATACCTTTACTGGGGATGATGGCTATATTATGGATTTGATTACAGTAGCTGAAGATGCAGTATCCTAGCATCTGGACATAGCTTTGGATGATTTGGTAGTGGATGGTGTGTTACCATCCGCTATCATTCATTCCATCCTTCTACTGGTTGGTAATCTGTATGCAAACAGAGAGCCAACGGCCTACAGTACTGTAGTCAAAGTACCATATACATTAGATTATCTTCTGGGATTATACAAACACTACTACTTACCGTAATGAGGGCTGGGATGTTGAATGAAGTTATATCTATCTTCAGACAGATAGAATAGCAATCTGATTACGGTGATATTTCCACTTCCTACCAGTTGGTACATACCACTAGGGCTTAGGTAGAACATAGCTTAGGAAGCCGTACCATCCAAAATGAAGAAATCTTCTATGACTACAGTAAGAAGTTTACTGTAAGATACTATGTGGATGTGATGGATACTGATAGGATACTGTATGATGGGAAGTACTATAGGGTAATCAGTATAGAACCAGATAGACACAAACAGTAGAAAACCATTCTAACAGAATTAGTAAATGAATAAGGATAATAGCTTACTGGTAGGAAAATACATCTATAGGATGCTATCAGAAGATGAAGTGTTATCTAGTTTGGTTACATCCAGAAAGATTTTCCCTTTGGTGGCTAATGCTGATACCACATACCCCTTCATAGTATATTCCAGAACTTCCTTAGTAGCGGAATACTGTAAGGATGGTATAGTAGAAGATACTGTGGATTTCCTTATACTGGCAGTATCGGATAACTATGTAGAATCACTGGAAGTAGCAAACCAGATAAGAAGCATCTTAGAAAGGAAAAGATATAAAGATGAAGATATTAGTATCTATGATATAAGGCTGGCTTCAGTATAGGAAGAATATATGGAAGATGCCTATATCCAAAGATTGAATTTTACGATTAAAACTAACTGAAATATATGGAACAAATAATCAAAGGTGATGAGCTTATGCTTTTTAATGATGAAAAAAGTATAGCCTATGCCACTGCACACACCCTTACCGTAAATGGTAATACTGTAGATATTTCAAGCAAGGATCACGGCTTCTGGGGTGCTAGCGAAATCGGTAATATAACTTGGGAAATCACATCAGAAAACCTCTATACCGATAAGTACTATACCCAGTTATTTGATGCAATGATTAACCGTACCCAATTAACTGTAGCTTTCGGTTTTGCAGAAGATTGGAACGTGAACGGATTAGTAGGTAATAACACCTAGTATGATTTAGATAAGACTAAGAACTACTATTCTGGCAAAGCCTATGTAACTTCACTTACTGCAAATGCCAATACTGGAGAAAATGCCACATTAAGCATTACCCTTACTGGCTGTGGGGCTTTGGTAAAGAAAGGTACTTCTAGTAATGGGCCTGCAGATTACCCTGATGATGGGGAATAAACAGATGAAGGGGGGTACTGGATATGTGCCAGTATCCCCTTTAACTTTATAAATGGAATACTATGATAGTAACGATTAAGGAAAAACAAATAACCCTGAAGTACAGTTTTAGGGCTTTGATGATATACGAAAACATTACATAGAAATCATTTAATCCTTAGGGCCTGACAGATGTAATAACATTCTTCTATTCAGTAGTAGTAGCATCTGCTAAGGATACTACCTTATCCTTTGAAGATTTCATAGACTGGATAGACGATAACCCCAGTAAGCTAAATGAGTTTTCACAGTGGCTTACAGATGTATATAACCATCAAGTAGGCATTACCAATAAGGAAGTAGCTGATGAAGCCAAAACGGATGAAGGGGAATCTGGAAAAAACTGATAATCCATAAAGTTTTCCAGACACTAGTAGTATAGTACCGACTGGTAACACTGGATTACTTTATGGATGATTTGCAAAGCTGGGAAGTATATGATTTATACAATAGCCTTCAGTATGCGGATTCCCCATAGTGGGAGCAAACCAGATGGCTTATGTATGTGATGGCACAGATAAACAGTAAGAAGCATCTGAAGCTAACGGATGTACTGAAGTTTCCGTGGGATGATGCCGACACTACCAAAACCACCATTTCAGATGATGATATTAAACGGCTAAGGGAAAGAGCCAGAATGATACAAAAGGATTTATTTGATGGAAAAGCTAATATATAACGTGGAAGATTTGGCAGACTATGGAAAGGAAACCAAAGAAAGAATCAATAAAGCCGTAGTAGCATCTGCCATTAAGATAAGGGATACTATCAGAAGTAGCTTTGTTAGTGAAGCCCGATCTTTGTATAAGCACCATAGGGGAAACATAGCCCATCTTACTTCTGGAATAATGATAGGAAGGGATTAGGGTGGTACTATTAAGATTCACGCTTTGGGTAATAAGACTGATTCCAGTAGCTACAAAACCAGATTCTTCATAGGTGGTACTAGATACAGAAAACAAGAAAGAAGATTAGGGAAGCCGATTAAGCCATTTACAAAGGGATTCATTAAGCCTACTGATTCCCTGGTCGAAGTGGTCAGTAACTCTAATTCCATTTTAACTAACTACATAAAGAAAGCAATAGATGGCTAATACATTAACTGCCGTAATCAGTGCGGATACTTCTGGCTTCACCAAATCTATCAATGAAGCCAAATCCGTACTACAGAAATACACTTAGGAAGCGAAGGAAGCCAGTAACCAGATTAGGGATACTAGTAGTGTTACGGATGCTTAGGTAGCTTCTTTCCAAAGGGTAGTAAAGGCACTGGATAAGGTAGAAAGTGGTACACTATCTACTTCATAGGTACAGAAGGCTTTATCTACCCAGTTGCAAGAATTGAAGATATAGTGGGCTAACCTATCAGACGAAGCTAAAAGCAGTGATTTCGGTGCTACACTTAGCAGTACCCTAAGCAGTGTGGAATCTACCTTAAAGGGATTATCCAGTTAGGTAAAACAAGCTAGTAACGAAGTGGGTGATATAGGTGGTACTGGGAAGCAGATACCACTAAAGGCACAACTGAAGTAGCTACAGAACCAACTAACCACACTAACGGCTTAGTATAGGGCTATGAGTGATGCCGAAAAGCAAAGTGCAAGCGGATAGGAATTAGCTAAGAAGATGGATGAACTAAGAGCCAAAGCTGGTACACTGAAGGATACCATAGGGGATGTAAGCGAAGAAATAAAGGTGATGGCTTCAGATACCCCTAATCTGGATGTGTTTAATGATGTGATAGGGCTTAGTGGTGATGCACTTAGTGCCTATTCCTCTATACTGGCTAAGGTTACTGGGGATGAAGATAGTTTGAAAGATGCTATAGCTACAGTGATGGCAGTACAAACTACTGCAAACCTTCTTACTAAGGTAACTAATGCCTTATAGTCTAGTAGTGCTATTATGCTTAAAACCAGAGCCATTTAGGAAGGGGCTGCTGCTACTGCTATTAAGATAAGAACTATGGCAGAGAATAAAGGTACTATAGCTACTGGGGCTGCTACTGTAGCACAAAAGATATTTAATACTGTAGCTAAAGCTAATCCTTATGTGCTTCTGGCTACTGCTGTTATAGGTGTAGCCACTGCTTTATATGCTTTTTCTTCTGGTACTGATAAAGCTACCCAGAAGGAAAAGGAACTACAGAGGGAAGCAGAAGCTACTAAGAAGAAACTGGAAGAATAGAAACACGCTTCAGAAGTACTAGGTAATAAAACTGGGGATTTGGTTGGTAGCTTCTTAGTACTGCAAAGCCAGTGGAAAAGCCTAAAGACTGAAGCGGATAAGAAGGAATGGATTAAGAATAACCAGACGGCCTTCGATAACCTTAACCTATCTGTATGGAATGTAAATGATGCCTATGATGTGTTTGTGAAAAATGCACCAAAGGTAATAGCCGCTTTGAAGGCCATAGCAGAAGCTGAAGCCTACTAGGACTTGTATAAAGATGCTATTAAAAAGAAGGCTACAGAATGGGATAACCGTAAAGGAAGTACTGAAACTGGGGATTACTATACTAGAGAAACTGGGGGTGGTACTGAAATAGGTGTAACCGCTAGTGATGCCATTAAGAAAAATGCAGAATGGATAGCCGCTGGTATTACGGATGCAGATGTAGCTTTTGATAGGTTTTGTGGATAGGTAACAAGCTACTATAAGTTAGCCCAGTCTGGTATAGACAAAATAAACAAATACCGTAACCAGTAGGCTTTACTGACAAATAAGAAGATGGAAAAGGGCTACTAGGATGAAGTGGATAAGTACGGTGCTTTGATGGATGCCGCCAACACAAAAGCAGAAGCCGCTAAAGCAGAATTAGCATCCTTTGGTGGTACTGGCACTAAGCCTACTGGTAATCATCCTACCACATCCCATCCAGATAAGAAAGATGTAGTGGCTACTGGCTCACTATCGGATTTGGAAAACTAGCTATCCGACTTAAAAAAGAAGTATAAGGATGGTATCTTAAAGATAACCCCAGAAAACTATTAGAAATAGGTAGATGAACTGGAAGCCCAGATAAGGAAGAAACGGATAGAACTGGGCTTAGAAGTAGAAGTACCAGAAGGCTCACTACAGAAAATCACAGATGATATAGCTAAGTAGGAAAAGCTACTTAAACTGGCCGTAGATGATGAATCCAGAAAGAAGATACAAAAGGAAATAGATGAACTTACTAAGCAGAAAGCAGAAATAGAACTGAAGTTAAAGCCAGTAGTGGAAAGTGATGATTTGGAAGATCTGGAAGAAACCATATCCGAACACACCAAAGAAGTAACTGTAAAGGTACGCTAGCAGTCACTAAGCCCCAAAGGGGATAAGGTACAATAGGCTACCACTAATGCAGATAACATCAAGGAAGAATTAGCCTTTAATGAAGCACTACTGAAAAACTACAAAGCATAGTACAAAGCCGTATAGGATAGGATTAAGGCTGGTGCTGTGCTTACCAGTGATGAAAGCCAGTTGGTATCCATCTATGATGATGCTAAAAGGAAAGTGGATGAACTATCTGAAGCCTATAAGAAAGCTGCCAGTTATGCGGAATAGCTACAGACTAAATCAGACTTCAATAAGAAGGTATATTAGGGATTCAAAAGTACTGTAAGCAGTCTGGGTAGCTTCAATGATTCAATAAAGGGGGTAAATGACACTTGGGATAATCTTAGTGATAACTGGGATGATATGAGTGGATTTGAAAAGATTACTTCTGCTATTGGGGGTGTGATAGATACTATAGAAAATGCCCTTAGTGCCTATGAAGCTATCAATGATACTATAAAACTGTTTGGGGAAATCAGTGAAGCCGCTGCTGCTAAGAAGATAGCTAGTAACAGTGCGGAAATGGCTTCTGATGCCACACTGGTAGCTACAGAATCCGCTAATACTGCAACTAAGGTAGCTAATGATGCCGTAGAAAACGCTTCCAATATGGGAAAGATAGCCGTATCTGAAGGTACTGCTATAGCTGGTGCTACTGCTTCTGGAGCATCCCTTCCATTCCCTGCCAATATAGCCGCTATAGTGGCTGGTATAGCCGCAGTGGTAGCCGCTTTTTCTATGATTAGTGGCTTTGCTACTGGTGGTATAGTTGGTGGTAAGACTACTGTAGGTGATTACAACCTTATTAGAGCCAATAAGGGGGAAATGATACTTTCAAACCGCTAGTAGGCCAATCTGTTTAGGCTTCTGGATAGTGGTACTTCTGGTGGTAGTGGAAATCTGGGGATTACTAGTGTAAGAGTTAAGGGAAGTGATTTGTACTTAGCTTTGTCAAACTACAGTAAATCTTCACCAAATAAAAAGTTTTAATGATATGTTACACGGAAATTTCAGATCTAAGAATCATTATTACACAGTGCGTATAGATTGTGGACTGGATTACGAAATAGGCTCTAGCCAAAGAAAAATCCATTTCACGGATAATCCAGTCACAATTACGCAAGATGTAGATGATACTTTTACGCAAATAATAAAGACTAGTGCCACTATTTCCCTGATTAGCTAGGATTACATAGGTGATTACATCTTTACTGCTAATGATAGGGAAATAGGGGTAAAGATATACAAAGATGGCACAGAATGTATCTTTGATGGGTATGTAGAACCTAATACCTTTAACTAGGATTTCAATACCGACTACACAGAAATAACGCTTAACTGCTAGGATTATCTGTGTACCCTAGAGAATCACAGATACAAGGAATAGACAGATTACCCATCCCTTAAACTGTAGGCTTCTAACAAATCATTCCTAGCCTACCTATAGGAAATACTGGGTACTTCCAGAAATGTATTCTATGATACTTCTTTGAAGGATGCCAATACAAACAACTGGGAAAATATCTTTTCACACATAGGAATATCAGAATTACTAGTACTGGGGGATGAAGAGGATGATTTGTGGACTTAGGAAGATATACTTAATGAAATGCTATAGTATCTGAATCTTCATATAGTACAGATGGGGGAAGCCTTTTATATTTTTAATTGGGCTTCCATCAAAGGGGATGCTTCTATCTATTGGAAGCGTATTATAGGCAATGCACATAGTAAAACAGTTACCATCCCTACTATTACAGTATTGCCAGAACACTACAAAGCCGATGATACTAATATATCCATATCGGATGTATATAACAAAATAGTAGTGCAATGTGATTTAGAGGAATAGGAAGAACTGCTACAGTCACCTTTAGACGAAGATAGCATCATATCACCATACACAAATAGGAATCTGTACCTAAGGGAATACAAACAAGGTAGTAGCGAATAGCATAACTGGTATTTTAAGTATCTGACTAATCCGAATTGGAAATTACGCTACTATGATAATGGCACTGTGAAAACTGTGGATAGTATCATCTAGGAATACAACTTACTGGATAGTGATGGTGTAGCCTATAAGCAGTGGAAGATAGCGGATGTGATAAATAGCCACAAACTAGCCCCAATCATCTGTGCTATGGGTAAAGTCAATTCTGAAAAATCAGTTACGGATAACACCATATCCAATAACCTTCAGATGAATAACTACCTAATCATTACTGTTAATGGAAGTGAGAATAAGGATATAGGTGATACGGCTGTATAGGAATGGAATACCATATCTTAGGCTTTGGAAAATGCTGGGGGTATGATAGAATACAAATCTACTACTACTGCTGGTGTGCTTTCTCCTACAGATGATGCTACCACAAACTATCTGGTATTTAGTGGAAGTTTGATGTTATAGCCGCCACTTAGATATAGGGATACTGGTACTTACATATTTGCCCCCAGAGCAGAAGTGTACGCTTACTGGCGAAGGGCTAACTATCCTAATGAATCTGGTACGGATGATTACAGTTTGTTTAGCCTTATCCCTTATCTGGGCTATGATGATTTCAAGAATAAGTATTCTGAATACTATGGTGATTGGTTGTACTACAAAGACCAGTCTGGTACGGATACTGTTAGCAAAGTGCCAGTACTAATCTGTGAAATGAAGATAGGTGATAAGTACTGTGTGGAAGTAAGTGAAAATAACTTCAGATGGCTTACTTAGGCTTAGTGTAATTCCTATGTAAATGCAGATGGTACAGTAGGTATAGAGCCTGTTTTCACTTTGGGCTTTAACCCTGCCATAGGTGATTATTTCCTATGTAAGGAATGGGCTATATCCAATACCCTACACACTTCCAGTAATGTAGATGCTGAAGGTACTGCTATCCCGATTTCTAAGGATGATAACTTATCTGGATAGGTTAGCTTTAAGATTATATCCCCTTACTATTACGGATGGAATCAGTAGATAAGACGTCACCCCACACTATTTAGAAGTACTAAATGGTGGACTACAGAACTACCCATTATGGAGTTTGTGAAGGATATATACATCAAGAATTTCCAGTGCAAGCTATATTCTAACAATGGTATGAGCGATATGGAAGGTGATAAGGATTTAATCTATATGTCGGATGTAATGAACAATTCCATTTAGTCTAAGGATGATGTTACCTTTAAGTTTAATACTGCACTTACTACTACAGAATGTTTAAGTAAAGGCATATCTACTACTGCTAAGTTATCTAATGTGATAAATATGGATGGTAATTCTACCTTAGGGCAAATAAGGAACAAATACACTGAAGCATAGGGATACGCTGAAGAATTATATATAAATGATTACTATCTGGAATACAACTAGCCCAAACTGATAGTAGAAACTTCACTAGATTATAATACTACTGGGTACTGGAATCACTACTAGTTTGGGTACTTTGGTAATAAGGTATTCTATGTGATAGGTACTGAAATAGATGTGATAAATGAAAGCGTAAAATATAAACTGAAGGAAATATGATAGCAATAAAATCGTATAGCAAAAGTAAAAATAGTGATGGTGGGGCTACATCTGGTAAAACATCCGCTATAAATCTGACTGTAGCGGATGCCGCTAAGAAGCTATCGGAAACACATAGCATCTGGGGATAGGATTTTAATGGTACATAGGATGTGGATGGTGATTTAACTACATCTGGTGAAGTCAAAGCCAGTAACGGCTTATCTACATAGGGAATGAAGATAGCCAAAGGTACTGATAAAACCACTTTCACAAATGGTACACTATACTAGTTTGATGCTAATGTGAAAGCCCCTAAGTTTCTAGGTGATGTGGAAGCAAATAATGTGGATACCAACACCCTAGAAGCTACTGAAGCAGATATAGACACCTTAAACGTAAATAGTCTGTATGCAACCTTAGCGGAAATATCGACCCTTCTATCAGATAAGATTACTGTGGATACCCTGACAGTAACAAAGGCCGCTCACTTCTTTAGCCTTATCATAGACGAGATAAAAAGTGTAGGTGGTTAGATAATACTTAGCCCTGCAAATGCCACTATAGATTTGGTACGGACTACTGGCTCTGGAAATTACAAATGCTACTTTAGGGCTTAGATAGGTGATGAAAAGATAACCAACCAGTTTCTAGCTAATGATTAGGTGGTATGCCAGACTTTCAATGTAGCAGAAGGTACTTCTTATAACGTATCAAATACATTCTACTGGCGATTGGTTATGAGCAAGGGAAGGGAAACCATAGATGGTATAGATTACCACTATGTACTTCTTTCTGGTACGGATTGTGCTGAATCCAGTGGAATCCCATAGCAAGGGGATAAGATAGTAACACTGGGTAACAGAAACACTACTAGTAGGCAAAATGCCATAGTACTTAGTGCCTATAATTCTGAATTTCTGGATATGGGTATAAATGCACCATCCTTAGTATAGTATTCTGGAATCAATGATTACAACCTAAGTACACACAGATTAAACATCCTTAGCAATGGCCTAAACGAGTTTCACGGACACTTTAAGATAGCGACTGGGGAAGATTTGGATGATGTGCTAAACACCCCTTCATATAAGATTAGTGTGGATACCCTTTCTATTTCCGTTTCAAAGGAAGGTGTGTTATCGACCAATTCCATAACTGCTTCCTTACTGAAGGATATAAGGGGTACTGTTACATCCGTTACCGTAGTACCGTCTGGATACACTTTCTAGTATTTGAAAGATGGGGTATCTGTGACTTCATATAATGCTGGTACTAGGATTACTGCATATACTAACTATACTTCTGCTAATAAAAGTCTGGGATGCCAGTTACTAAAGGATGGTGTGGTAGTGGAATCCGTTAGTATTCCCATAGTAGCAGATGGTACGGATGGGGAAGATGCAGAGTTTTACAAAATCCGTATAGAATCTGCCAGTGCTACAGTATCCATAGAAGATAAACTGGGTATTGCTATAACCGCTGAAGTATGGAAGATAAAAGGGGCTTCTTAGTAGCGGATGAATACGGATAACTTCTATATGGATATGCTTAGTAACGCTGGGGATGTTATAGAACTGAATAAGAATAGTACTTACTTCTACTATTCAAATGATTCCTATAAAACACACTATTCACAACAAGCTACCTAGCAGAAGTACTATGAAGTAAGATTGTTTCAAAGTGGGGCTAGTAAGATAGATGTGTTTTCCCCAATCACAGTAACCTTTAACGCTGGTAGCATCTTCTAGGTTAAGGATGATGCAATAACCGCCGCCGTAGCTAATGTATCTGGGGATATAGCCAGAATAGAAATGAAAGCTGATAATGTTACTTCCACTGTGGCTAATATGAAGGTGGGTGGTAAGAATCTTCTGGATGATACGGAATTTCTTACCTATAATGACACTTAGGATACAACGTGGAGAAACAAAGGGGGTACTGCTTCTAAAAGCTATGGGTATATGAATCAGTATGGTATTCACGCTATATCTAAGCCTTCTAATGTGAATCAGTACGGTTGTCTGGAATTAGCGGAATAGTATTTAGAATATAAGTTAGAACCTGATAAGGAATACACCTTTTCCTTCTATGCTAAGGGAAGTAATGGTATTAGTACGGATTAGGGGTATGCCTACAGATACAAAGGAAGGGTAACTACCTATGTGTATCCTAATGTGGGTGCTGAAATAGCGGATAATGCTCATACCTTTACGCTTACCAATAAGTACCAAAGATATTCCTACACCTTTAAGACTAAAGCGGATTTGGATACTACTGCTACCTATAGGCTTCTATTCCGTTTGATTTCAGAAGAAACCAGTACCTATACATACTATTCAAACGCATATATCAGTATGCCGAAACTAGAGGAAGGAAATATGGCTACTTCGTGGGATACCAGTGAAGGTGATGTGAAATCCATTATAGAACAAACGGCCAACACCATAGAAGCTATGATAGTAACTGAAGATTAGATAAATTCTAAGATTAGCCAATCCGCTACTAATATAAAGGCTGAAGTGTATGATGAAATGAATTAGGCTACTGGTATCGACATAGCTAATGGTAGTATTACCCTAAATGCCGATAGAACCACCATTAACGGAAACCTAAGTATAAGAAATAGTAATGAAGGATTAGTGGTTTATAATAACAGTAATAACCCCAGTGTAATCATCCAGAATAAACAGATACCATCCATTAGTAACCTTAACCAGTCTATAGGTAGCTACATAGTATGTAATGATTTCGCTATAGATTATGGGGATGAAACGGATAAGGAATTTGATTCTGAAGAAATAAATTTGGGCTATTTCAATGTAGGGGATACCCTTTCTGTAGGTGGTAGCTGCTTACTGTATTACCCCAGTACTTCTTAGCCCATCCCATTAAGTAATACGGTTTACTATGCCTACCACTTCCTAGTATCAAATAAGACTACTGGCACAGATAGCTATACCAGTGCTGTTAGGAATATCTATAGAACTGGTGACGCTATGGATGGTGGTAATGCCTTAACACAATACACACTAAACATTACCAAAGCTGGCAATTATTCAGTAAGGCTTATAATACATCTGTATAACGAGCCTACACTTCTGAACTATGGGGCTGTTTGGTTTTGCTTCTGGGATAAGACAGTATCAGAATATACCCAGATTGGTACAGATGGCTTAGTATCGGTGAAGGGGGATAACAACTACCTTTACTTTGGAAATGATGGCTTTGTAGCCCGATCTTATGGATATAATGGATTTAGGGTAAGTGATTACAGTATAGATGAAATTATTAGTTATAATGGTAGTGGTGATACGCTATGGGGAAACCGAAACAGTAATCTTAGATGTGCTAATGGCCCTGCACCTATATCTATGAATGTGGTTGCTGGTGGTACTTCTTAGGGTACTAAGAATGTGATTAGGGCTGATAGTGATTATTACGACTGTGATGTTATTACATTGAAGAATCTATCTTCTGAAGTCTGGATTAAGCTACCACCACCTTATTACGTTAATGGAAAGAACTATAGCGGACTTTCTGGAAAAAGTCTGAAGATAAAGAATCTTACTGGCCAAAGGTGCTATGTGTATATACAAGACCCTGGTTATAAGATTTATGCCCCAGACAGTACCAGTAGTGCTTCTTACTATAATATAGGTAATGGTGCTGCTGAATTACTGTGGACTGGAAGCGAATGGTTATGGTTTAGATGTACTTAATATGATGTATTTAACAAACAACTTTACACTAGAAGAATTAGTGGCTTCTGCTACTGCTAGCAGACTGAAGATAGATAACACACCTTCTAAGGAAGAATACTGTAAGCTATGCCTTCTGGCCATTAAGATACTGCAACCCCTTAGGGATGCTTATAGGAAGCCTATTAGGATTTCCAGTGGCTACAGATGCTAGGCACTTAACAAAGCCGTTAGCGGTGTACCTACATCCTAGCATCTGAAGGGGGAAGCTGCCGACATTAACAACGGAATCCCAGAAAACAGAAAGATATTTGAACTGGCTTAGAAGATGATTAAAGAAGGAAAGATAGAAGTGGGCTAGCTGATAAACGAAAAAGGATACCAGTGGATTCACATATCATTACCAGATAATAAACATAGGAATCAAATACTACACTTATGAAACAGAATACTAAGGACTGGATACAGTATAGTACCGCTATAGCTATGGTGGTTAGTGCTATAGCTATAGCCTTCCTAGCTTTCATAGTTACTGCTACTATAGCATCTGGGGTACTAATCTATATAGCTTAGGCTTTATGCTATGCCGCTGGTATCTTTGGTGTATCGGTGTATTTTAGGACTAAGTTAGGGGAATTTGAAAGTACTACTAAGAAACAGATGGAAGCTATGATGAAGCAGATGATTAAGTAACAAACAACTATTAGCCTACTATCCGCTAAGGGTAGTGGGCTATTTTTGTATCTGAAGGGATATGGGGTGAAATTTGGTGTAGTAAAGCGGTCTAACCTCGCCCCCCTCTCCTTTACACAAACTGCTATTTTTGAAAAACTAAAAAGTACCATAAATACTAACTTAAAAATCAGAAATACTATAAAATACATCTTCCCAGATGATTACTAGAAATTTTTATGGTAAAAAATTATGCCATTTCAGAAAATGTGTGTAACTTTGCACCGCTTTGAAGTCCGATCGTGTTAGCTAAGTCTGGACGCTCAGAAATAGTTTTGGGCACGATTTAAAAATTTTAGAAGTATGCAAAAGAAAATTGCTATTGTTTCTGAGGTCAAGGACTTTGAGGAACTGAAGACCATTATTCGTAATGGCAAACGTGATGAAATGTGCGCTGCACTTGGTACTCACATCTCGATGCACTCAACTGCAAAAGAGATTAGCGACAAAGCCGTACAGATGCTACCTAAGTTAGTTATCTGGAAGCAGAACTGGGAAGCCTTGCAGACTGGTTTTGAACCAGAAATCAAGGAACTCCGAGCTAAGGAGCTGGAAGAGTACTTAGAGGATATGGCGAAGTTTTCGCCTGAGCAAGTCCAGAGAGTTGCACAGTGGGCTCAAGCCCGACTTGATACCACAAACTAAGTTTCATCAAACTTCGGGAATAAGGCTACCTTCGGGTGGCTTTATTTTTTGTACCTACTGGAAGGTAACTGGTACTATTTATGGTAGTACTTAGGGGGAAGAAAGAAGTGAATAGAAGTGGTGGCTTACATCCCATCTGGAAGCAAAAAGAATGAAGATAGATGGGGATTCTTCATACTAAAAAGGGCTTTCTATGTAACAAAACTACATTTTTGTGTTAAAGAGTTGTTATACTTTGAGGCATTGTAACGGAGGTCAATTCATCGCAAGAACTGAAGGCGCCTTCACCAATACGTGTCACCTTTCGAGTTCGATTCATAAAAACAACCTCCTCAGGTATAACTACATTACCTTTATAACGCTCAGGATTTGGATAATAACCATGATTGTAGTAT